TAAAAATTAAGCCCTCTGACAAAAGAAAAACCGAGGAGTGGAGCGACCCAACCTTCCCCGGTATTCTCTGCCAGAGGGCAGTATTCTTATTAAAGTTAAATTTCTCATTTTGGCCGCTTTTTAAAGTGCTAAGTTAAACAATTAATTTGATATACAAATAAAAATCATTATTTTCTTATACTATTAAATACTCTTCTGACAATATATCCCCTGCCGATACTTGCAATAGTAAAAACTAATGTTATGATTATATTCTGACTGATCTTGACAGGTATATTAAGTATTGGATAAATTATTAACTGAATACAAAATGATACCATTAATCCGGTAAATGTATTTATCAAACTTTCCGCTAAACTATATTTTTTACTTTGCATTAAAATAATGTTTTGTTGATTTTATTCAATTCAGTTTTGGCAAATCCAATCTCATCAATTTCTTTTTTTCTAATACTATATTTTTCAATTAGTCTTAATGCATCTTTATAAAAATTCTTCTTAATCTCAAATCCGTATGCTTTCCTTCCACAATTTTCGGCAGCTATTAAGGTTGTTCCACTACCAGCAACAGGATCAATTACAACTTCACCAGGATCTGTAAATATTTCAATAAGCTTTTGCAACAGTTCTATATTTTTTTGCGTAGGATGAATTTTCTCAATCTCATTGTCTCTTGGTATATCTATGCAATTAAATACCATCTTCCCATTGTTATTAAATTTAGGCAATTTGTCACGAAATAATATTAAACCATATTCACAATTACCGACAACCCTCATATTCGCCTTTAATACCTGAGCAGAAAAGTTCTTGCGAAAAACAAGATTTATATAATTTTTTAATCCATATTTCTTTCCAATTTCAATTAAATAAAATTGCTGCTCAAACTCGCAAAATACAATCATGCATGGAGCCTTACCTGTTTCCTTTGGTTCTTTCTTCAACATTGTAGAACAGAAATGCATAAACTCTGCTGGTCTAAAATCTTCATCAGTGCTAAAAAATGAAGTCCCGGCAAGTTCACTTTCACCATTTTTGTTATCACCTCCAATATACCAAGATGGATTTGAAGCATAAGCATAATTTCCTAAATTGAAAGGAATATCTGCTATTATTAATTGAGCTTTTGGAATTTGATAAACTTTGAAATTTTGAAAATGGTCATTTATAAGCATAATTATAGATTTTATTCAGTTCAATCATTTTAAAAATTTTTTTCTACTTCCCTGCAAGAAATAATTATGAATGAGTTGCATCTCGCCAGGCGGGACGTAATCCTTTGAAGTAGTCGCCCTATCATGGCATTTCCGACAAAGCGCCATCAGATTACCGATTATATCTTTGCCTTTTCCTCTGCCGTTGACGTGATGGATGTCATTAGCCAAACGTCCACACGCCTCACACATAACCTCAGATTCAGTCTTGAAGTCAAAATAATCAAGATATATCTTCACATATTTCTGCATTAATTTCTTCTATTGTTTTAAATATTTGATATGCTACTTGAGGAACTATTGCATTTCCGTATCCTTTGATTGATTCGTTTCTGTGTTTAGGAAAGGTAATTCCAGCCAGTCGGGAGGAAAGCCCATCATCTCTGCTACAAAGCGGGGGTTGAGTTGGGAAGACTTCCCAGTCTGGGCAAATGAATCGGGCAAACTGTTTGTTTCGTTCCTCCCTGCCTCTTTTAGTGCCTCTATTGACCTTGCCCCCTTGTAATCCCTCGTTGCCGGTGTCGGAAGCATTTTCGCTATCACATCCTCTAAATTTCCCTTCCCTCTGTCGTTGCTGCAATTTCCCCGACTTGCTGCTTCTCTCGGTGTCGGTAGAAGTCCCACTGCTGCCGTTAAATTCATCATCCCGCAACCCGTACGATCTCTTCGTGATTGTATTGTTTCCATGCTTTCCGTTGATTCGTTTGCTCGTGGAGTGGGCAACAAACCAAATCCGTTCTCTTTTATGGGGAGCGTTGACACCGCAAGCTGGCAGTATAACCGGGAATACTTCGTACCCTTCAGTCTCCAAGTCAGTCTGCACTTCGTGGAATACCAACCCTCCTGACCAATTAATGATGCCAGGAACATTCTCCCCCACGACCCAACTCGGTTGAATTTCTCTAACTGCTCTAAGCATTTGCGGCCAGAGATGTCTCTCATCCTCTTTGCCTTTTCGTTTTCCCGCAAGGGAGTAGGGTTGACAGGGGAATCCCCCAGTAAGAACATCAATTGTTCCTCTGTGAATAGAGAAGTCTGTTTTTGTGATGTCACCATAACTTATTGCTTTAGGCCAGTAATGTTTTAATATCTTTTGTCCAAATTCGTTCCATTCGCAATGAAACACATTATCCCATCCCATCCATTCAGCAGCTAAATCGAAACCTCCAATTCCAGAGAATAAACTACCATGTTTCATGGATCCAGTTTATTCTTGAAATGCGTTATCAATTTCTCCATTTGTGCCATGTAGAAATCATTGAATATCTTATATCCCTCCGGTTTCTGTTCCCAGCAACGGTAGAGGACTGCCCTTAACCGCTGGCTTGGAGGTTTTCCGGTATCATCAAATTCCACCTTCATCTTCTCAATTTCCTCCAGTTCATGTGTAGCAAAAGGATCCGGGGAGAAGGCGAGCCATCCAACTTTATTAAGGCTCCAATGGATATTTGCCATCACCTCCGGCGTCAGTTCCTGAGTACCGAATGTAAGACGAAGTGTATAGTCACCTTTGGATGTACGGTAACTCTCTAATCCGGCTGGTATCTGATAAGTTTTCATGTCATGAAATCATATTTATTATAAAGATGAATTTTCTCCAATACCTGAACCATCAGAATATCCATCCTTTTTTCAAATTCATTAAAAAGTTCAGGATCAGGATATACCCGAATAACAAATGGTTTCATCCCTTCAACGAATGACATGAAATCGCAATAGGATAATCCAGAAACAAATAAATGACCTTGTACCTGGTATCTATACTCGGAAGGCAGAACGTTGTTCTCAATGTATTCAAAATGCGTTTTGGCTAATGGGCATTTAATTTCCAGGAGACCATTATCAGAAAGCAGACCATCAGGTGAAATACCGATCCATTCATGGTATTTATGATCTTCATCTGGCGTCAGAAATCCGATAGTTTTGACTTCTGTGTCAAATAATATCTCGTATTGTTTTCTGGCGATAGGTTCCAGTTCTAATGCCTGTTCCATTAAAGCATTAGTATATCCTTCTTCCATTTTCCCGGTAATTATCTCACAGGCTATATTAGTCACCAGATCCTTATAACTGTCAGTAGTATCTTTGGCAACGAGATTTTTAAATCGGGTACTGGTAACCCTCCCGCAGCGGATCTCATGCCATGCCTCTGAATGCTGTTCAATATTATGTAAGATCATGTTTCAAGGCTTTTATCCATTTCATTCATTAGTTCAAACATAATCCAGGCATAATCAGGGAGCTCGCCTATCTGAATCCTTCCACCGATAACTAAATCCTTAGAATAACTTACTGCCATTGCTGAATAACGAGCCTTCTCTTTTCCAAGTGCCTTACCAAAATTACTCTGCCTCTGCTGAATAGGAGGTTTGATGACGATATATTCTTTTTCAATACCTTCCTTATCAGTATAGGTCTTTGTCTCCTCAGTAAACTCAGCCTCTTCACCGGGAATGAATTTCTTCTGATCTTTGTATTTTGAATTATAAACAGCAACTACATCATCATACTTTACATTGAATGAATATAGTTTGCCGAATTTACTATCAAACTCTTTCCTGAATTTAACCTCCGTTATTAATGCTTTCATCTTTTTGGGGTTTTAGATTTTCATTATATTCTTTACAAATGGCGGCAATAGACTCAAAAAGTCCATTCTGAGATAATACAAGATCTGCTAATGCTTTTTGCAGTTGCACCTCACGTTTGACACGCTTTATGGCATCCTTGATAGCCTTCTCTCTTAACTCGGCCTCAAGGTTTTCGTAGTAATTAATTCCTGTTTTCATAATATTGGGGTTTTAATAATTCCAGTTCCATTGCAATCGGGACATTCGGACGGGCCACAGTGATCGTGGCAATGATAACATAATCCGGAATCAGGATCTCTTGTATCTCCGCAACAATCTGAGATACATTCATCAGATCCCTTGCCGTTACATAATTCGCATTCAGTTATATCTTCTGTGCGTTCATTCAGTTGCTCTTCATCAAAAGCACCATATCCTCCTGGAGGATCCATGTGCATATCACTTATTCTGCTCATTAGTTTTCTGTATAAAAGATTTCTATTAATTCTCTCAGTTCTCTTGAATAGGCTGTCAGATTATTCCAACGGAATACCCAGACAAGGGGTTCGTACTCGTTATCAAAAAGATTGATAAACTCAGGTTCATCACGAAGATAAAAGACTTGTTTCTTCATCTTATTTCTTCGCTTTTTAATCCAATTTTAAAACATTTGGATGCAAATTGAGAAGCCGTCATTCTAACACCTATCTCCTCAAGTTCCAGTAATCGTCTTTTAAGCTTCAGACGATCCTCTTTTTCAATTTCTATAACCAAACCGGTTTTAATTTTCCTTGCCATCATTTATAATTTTATAAATATTTAACTATACAAATATACATAATATTTTTAATATCATATATATTATTGCAATTATTTTCATAAAACATTGTAACATTTGTTACATTTTATCTAATTTATAATGTTTACAAATAAAAAACCGGGCAGAAAACCCCTTAACTGCCCGGCATCAGCAACCCCAAAAAACCTACCCACAAGCCAATCGGATAGTATAGGTTCAATTATCTAAGTTTTCAAGTAGTACATACCATCCCAAATACAAAATGCCTTAAATCGCTTTAAAAATGTCACATTATTTTATTATCTTCAATGTCAACCAGCCGACAAGAGCTACTATAATGCCGATGAAAGCATAGGTGCAGAACATATAAAACTTAGGTGTGTATTTCAACGGCATGGAAACTTCCCTGATTACCTCCTTTGTCTGGATGGTAATGACTTTAATGGTATCTGGTTTTATCTCTGTAATTGACAAAAGCTTTCCATTAAGAATGCGGATTGACTGTTTCAGGCGATTATTTTCCACCAGGACGATATCCTGGTCAGGACATCTTACAGGAACATTGATGCTGACGGTATCTCCGGGCAGTGGAATAATTGTCTCTTTCACCGTCTCAATATATGTGGTATCCCTTGATGGCGGATACCTCTCCAGACATCTTTTCTGTGTGATGCAGGAGGAAGATATTAATATCAGAACTATCAGACTATTCCTTAACATTGG